AACGAACGGAAATGAGTAAAAATAATCAAGTTATAACGATTTCGCCTCCCATGTTTATCGGGGAGGGAAATCAGAAAGAAAGTATCTCCAGCAAAGGCCACCGGTGTAGCTATTGCCACGGTAACGGTTTCTTTTGGGGAGAGGAACAACGGGAACGGGTGAAAGTTGATTGCCCGGTCTGCAAAGGTAGCGGTAAACTCGATGCCGTGATAACTATCGAGTGGAAACCTGCAAAATAGAATGAACGATGGAAAAAGAAGTACCTGAAAATATATTGGCGAAAATTAGAAAGCTGCTCCGGTTAAAAGAATCCGCCATAAAAATCGGATCCGAGGGAGAAGCCCATGCAGCTGCGGAGGCTGTAAACCGGCTGCTGACATCCTATAACTTGTCATTGATGGATGTTACCCCGGAAGAACAAAAGAATATGATATCCGTGAGTGAATCGGAGAAAATAACCTATCAGGACACGTATGGGAATATTTGGAAAAGGGATTTGTTGCGGATTATATGCGAGTATAATTTTTGCCGGATTTTGTTGCATGGAGGTACGACTTACATGGTGGTAGTCGGTACACGGGAAAATGCGGAAGTTGTGCTCTCGCTTTATAATTACTTGAGGTCTGTATTCCGCCGGTTGTCGGTAGAACGTTGCACCGAGTATGTGGCTACCCGCAGAGGGTATTACCGGACAAAGAAGTTTAAACGGAATTATATAAAATCTTATTTGTTGGGATGTTGCACCGGTTTGCGGAAACAATTTGAGAGCATTCGGAAAACAGCGGAGGAAACCGGACTGATGCTGTGTCACAACCATTTGATTGATGATTATTTTCAATCGATAGGCACAACCACCCATAAATCCAAGAACCGGAATAAAGTGAACACTTCCGCCTATTGTTCCGGGTACGATGACGGTTCAAAGATCAATTTAAACAAGCAAATCAATGGGAAATGATCTTTATCAAATAGGCTTACCGGTGGCCTCTTTAAGTACAGTCCTTATGAATTGGACTTGCTTTAACCGACCGGAGAAATTGCTGATCAGCCCGGCCAAGAAAGATGATTGGGCGGTGGTTGAACTCCGGAACCCGGAGCTGGCCGCAGCTATCATCAAGGATGTGCCGGAGGCAATGGTAAAAGTAGTACAACAACCTGTAAAAGTCGTGCAAATATGAAAGCGTTATCAGCATTAAGACAGGTATTCAGCCTGAAAAAGAACGAGGAACTCGGCAGAAAGTTCTCTCCCGAAGAATTGAAACGTATTGTCGATGCCATGAAAGAGTATGCGGCATCCAAGCTGCAGGAGCAGCGAGCCATTTGTCAGCGTGAATTTGAGTTGGCCTATGACTCCGGCGAAAGTAATTTGGGGACGAACCCGGCCATTACCGAATTGTACGTTCTGCAATCCCTAAAAGAGAGTGAAACCCCTGAACTTGATTGATTATGGCAAAGACAAACAGTTATTCACGTTTTTGGACGCTGCTGGCGAAAATGCCCTGTTCTGACAGGGACGGTTTAAAGCTGCAGCTTGTATCCAGCTTTACGAATGGGCGGACGGACTCACTGAGAGAAATGACTTTGAGTGAATATAACTCGATGATACGGGAGATGGAGAAGCAGACCGGATCCAGCCGTCCGGTCAGTTACGAGGTTCTGAAAAAGAAACGCTCTGCCGTTCTCCACCAAATGCAGTTGATGGGTATTGATACGGCAAATTGGGCGGCGGTGGATAACTTTTGTTTGGGCGTTCGTATCGCAGGAAAGAAATTCAGGGAGTTGTCCGCTGATGATTTGGATGCGGTATTGCTCCGGATCCGCTCCATCCGGCAAAAGGATATGCAGAAAGCAAAGAAAGAACTCAATTAACTTATTTATAAACCATTTAAAATGTGATATTATGGCACAGATTGAAGAAAAGCAGACCGTTGAAATGACGGCAGAGGAAAAGGCTCAATTCGAGGCTTTCCGTAAAGAAAAGGCCAAAAAAGAGGCTCAGGAAAAGGCGAAAGCCGAACGTGAAACGTACCGCCAAATGGTGGATGATGAAGTGAACAGCGCAATCCCGGTACTCCTCTCCTTGAGTGAGGATATCAAGGAAACCAAAAAGACGGTGCTGGAGAACTTTAAGAGTATCCTTGACATGAAATGCGAGGTTCTGAAAGTCGTAAAGGATGACCAGCGCAGCCATACCTTTACCAATTCGGAGGGAACCAAGCGCATCACTCTCGGAGTGTACGTGACGGACGGCTACCGTGACACGGTGGAGGACGGAATCGTGATCGTGAAAGAATACATCGAGAGCCTCGCCGACAATGCTAAAACGAAATCACTCGTGAGCATGGTTTTGAAGCTGCTGGCACGTGATGCCAAAGGCACGTTAAAAGCCAGCCGTATCGTCCAGCTCCGTAAGATTGCGGAAGAAAGCAACAATGACCGTTTCATGGAGGGTGTCCGCATCATCGAGGAGGCATACCAGCCAGCGATCAGCAAACAGTTTGTGAGAGCGGAAATGAAGAACGAGGACGGTATGTGGGTGACCATTCCTCTGGGTATGACAGAAGCATAAGGAGGGACGGTCATGATATACAAAGTTCAATTCCAAATCCACCGCAGAGGTTACCGCAAGCTCCGGCTTGAGGGCTTATACGTGCCGGAAACCGGTGTCGAGATGTCGGTTCCTGAAATGAAACGTGACGTTACCGAGTTCATCAAACGCCAGCTTTCCAGCCGGAACAAGGAATTTGAGAATTTTCAGGTGGAACTGACGGTTTTCAAAAAGCTCAAAACCGATTTCATGTATCACCCGAAATCAAGTGAAGAATTAACCATAATAAAGGAGGAATCAGATGGAACAGACGAATAATGCGAAAGCCCGGTATATTCCCACCCGTGTGGCTGTATGCAAGCGTTGCGAGGGAAAAGGCGTTGTATTCGAGTACAGCGATGAGAACAGGACAAAGGTATCCGGATCCTGCCAATGTCCGACCTGCCTCGGATCCGGCAGAGTGAAAGTGACCAGCTCGGTGATAACCACTATAAAGCCGTTCGTTCCGGGTAAGGATGACAAAGAGGGTATGCTTGCAATGTAAAAGCCCTTTAATCAATAATAAAAGTCCGCTGAAATCCTAATTTTCAGCGGACTTTTTTCGTACTGTGGTGCAAATAATGTACCTTTGTATTAAGTAATCAAATCAATATGCAGGAGCAGCTCGTAATACCGTTTTTTTGCCCGGAAATAGAGAAAGCCGGTAACCGCCGCAGAACACGCACGGTTGCCTCCTCCGATACTGCCATCACCTCCCGCCGTGACCGCCTCGAAAAGCGGAACCGCATCATGACCGCCCGTTATTACTATTGGACTGAGATCAAACGCCGCCGCTTCGATGACGTGCTGAGAATCCTTTCCGATAACGAGTTCTTTGTCGAAGAGCGAACCATCAGCAACACGCTGGTGGAACAGGATGATTTTTACAATGAACTCCTGCGTTCCAAAGCATCCACCCGCAAGCTCAAAGCGATGTTTCCCGGCTTTGATTGGAACTAATCCATAAACTCGGTTTCATAGATCACGTTATACACTTTCAGACCGTCCGCTCTTTTTTCCGGCGCACCCCGGAGGCGGCGCATCGGGTTGAAAAGGTTCCCGCCGTTCCACCATTGCAAAGCCTCGTGTATCTTATCCAACGTGTCCATGCAGGAGAGAGCGTGTTCCCTGACAAGTTTAGGGGCTGCCGCATTTGTACTCCCTCCGGCTTGAAAGGCCACCCTGAGTTGTATTTGCGCATTTATCTTTTGCCGTCCACCCATGTGGGTTTCGCAGGACGGGTAAGATATATCTATCAGGCAGCACGGGAAAGCCACAGCAGGCCGCTCTCCCGTGTTAAGTTGTCCCTCCTCGGCATCTATCCACCGGAGCCCGGGTACTTCTGTTTTCAGCCGGTCACAAACGGCAATAAAAATTTCTTTGTTCATAGCTATTCATTGTTAAGTGAGTCAATATATCCCTCTATCCGTGCGTGTATCTGCTCGTTCAATTCTTCGGAATCTCCCATGAATTCACGTTTCGGGATGTTAGTTTTCCGGGTGTGCGCCTTGACCGGTACATCTTTCCGTTTTGTTTTCCGGGTGTGTGCCGGTACGGGTACTATACCTTTGAATCCCTCGTTGTGTACCTGAGCGTAATCTACCTTTTCATTCCCTGCAGAGATAACCACCCGCTGGGGAGTTATCACCGCCGGTCTGATACTGTTCACCAGCGCACCGGAGTCGATCAGCAGGGAACCGGTTGTTTTCGGTGCTTTTGCCGGAGTCCACGGGTTCCCGTCAAATGCTTTCTTCTTGAAAGCTGATTTATAGTATTCCGTGGCCGTTTCCGCCACGATTTCTGCCGCATCGGAGATTATCTCCTCCGGGAGCGATTGCAGATAATTATTTAATTCTTTGATATTCATATTGAAATAATTTTGTATATTTGCTTCCGTAAGCATATCGCTCCGGGGATGAATCGAATATGCCAACACCTGACGGATGACGGGGGCATCAAAAAGTCCGGGCTTTATACGGCGGAGCGGGATGTTAATCCGTATATAAAAGGAGGTTCTCAGAGCCTCCTTTTACTTTTTGATAAGCAGACCACGGCGATATCTCCATCGTGGATCTATCTTTCTGCTCCTGCGGCCTTTCACCTTGATGTTGGCGTTTTGTTCTATCTCGAACCATGTCGTGACCTGATAGAGCGTTCCGTTCTTGACCTCGCAAACCACGTTAATCACCTTATCCTCGTAAAACTTGATAAAGTTCAGGTTGTCGAACTTCTTTTGATAGTCGTTTATCCATACCTCGTCAGGGTTTTTAAGCACGTCCGGGATGCACTCCACGAGAGGAACACGAGCCTCCTCGTATTTCTTTGTGGTGTGGCGTTTGAACACCTCCTCCGTAAGTTGCACCTTTCGGCCTTTGTAGTCATCCATCACCTGATGCGAATCCCTCCACTGGTTCGGATCCCCGGCAAACACCGGTGCTTTTTCGGTCGCTGCCGCCGCTTTCTTTCCAAAGGACTCCAGCCCGTAATCATTATAATGCAGGTCACCCAGCAAGGAGGCGGCTTTATCGGGAAACTTGCGGATATAATGCTGGTTCTTGGAAAACACCTCAGCCGTTTCTCCCCGGTTTGAATCCCAGCCCTGAGCCTCGTTCATTTTCCATTCACTCGTACCGAGGTATTCATCGACAATGGCACGCATGGCGTTGATGTCTATACCCTCTACCTCGTGTTTCATGAGCGGAACCACCCGGCAACGGCATTTCCAGCCATTGGGCGGGAATATCTTTTTCCACCGTGGATCATTGGCCGGTAATATCACCCCGTCCAGCTTCCGGTGTTCCTCCCTTACCTTTTCATCCCCGGCAGTGACATATTTCCAATAAGGGAACATTTTCGTTTTTCCCATGAGCCGGTGGTAATTGCTGGCGGACTCCGCCGTTAGTACCGCCGTTTCGTATTCCGTCTTTTGCCACGTTTTATTGAACGTGCCACATATTTGCTCCGCTTTTTTGGAGAACTCCTGAAAATTACCGCTCTCCCTGAACGCCTTGTTCAGCTCCTGAATTTCCGCCAGCGTCTTACCGGCGGAGAAATGAAACAGGTTCATCTCCAAAGCGGTGATGAAAGCGTCATCCTGCAGGCCGTATGCGAATCTTACATCCGCATGGTTCATTGAACGTTTGAACGCACTTTGAACACCGTTCAAAAAGTCGGTAGCAATAAAGGAGAACAACTCCGCATCGAACTTCCCGGTTTCGCCGTTTGCAATCCTTGCGGCCAGCTTTTCCGACATCGGAGCGTTATCATTCAGCCTGATGGGGGCTTTTCCAATGGATGCCCCGACCTGCGGGGCTTGCACGAAAAAATCCCATAAGCGCATAAAGAAATTACGGTCTGCATTACTGATTGTGTCCTCCTCCGAATCCTCTCCTATATCGAACTGAGCGGCCTGAGAGGAGGCACGTTTTGCGACCGGCTCCCCGTCTTTAGGCACGGGAATCGAATATTTTTCATGCAGGTAGCTCTGCGGGATATCCATGATGTCGGAGAGCTGCACCACCTCGGCAACGGAGAGCTGCTCCGCCGCTTTGGGGAAAATGAACTTTCCGCCAGCAACGGGATACCCTCTCGCCTCCAGCATGGGGAGTACCTTTTGGTTGAGGACACGCTGTACGTACCGGAGGTCAGATTTATTCTTTCCCTCCTCTACCTCCTTGTGAACCTCACCCAATGAACGTGCGCCTTTCTCTCCCTGTACGGTGGTCATGGTTTGTCCGAGGATAGTGATCAGCATCTCCTCGTTGTTGGCCTGCCGGAATTCGTTGTACGAGGATCCTGAACCCGTTCCGCCCTCTTTGGTTTCCACATCCGCCTCTTTTGGGATGACCACATACGGTGCGGATCCGGCTTTATCGAAAGCCTCCTCCAGCAGCTTGCGGCTCTCCGGATCATACGTGTTGTATTTACCGATGCGCTGGGGCATCCCGAAAAGTTCGATCCATTGTGACCAATCCCCAAAGCCTCCACGTTTGTAGATGGCATAGGGAGCCGCCTTGAGTAACAAACCGAAATCCCGGTCTTTGCCGAGAATGAGCAGCTGTGAATCTCCCTCGTATGGTATGCCTATTTCGTCCGTGTCCTGCCGGAGGATTGTGCGGTTTTTCAGGTTGATATGCTTTGCCGGAATCGGTTCCACGTTGAAACCGTCATTAAAGGTCATTTCAATGCCTGAACGCCCGTATATTTTCTTTTTCAGGATTTCAGTCAGCAGATCCTCCCATGCGGTGGTGTCCATCAGGTCTGCGATCTCCTCCACTTCCTCCCCAGCCGCATTTTGGAAAGTAAGCTCCGAGTTCGTGACCGCATCGATGCGCTTTTGAACGGCATCGCTCAAAACGCCGTCAATCATGATATCATCGAGCAGGTCATACAGCTGCTTTGTTCGTCCATTGTCTGCAGAGGAGAGAGCCGTCCGCCAATTCCCCACGTCATACACTTTCCGCTGGGGAGCCTTGACTACGATCTGATGGATGACCAGCTGCTCCTTTGATTTTGCCCCGGCATTTGTCGTGGCCGTCTTTTTTTTCTTGTTCGCCATAGTCATATATTAAAAATGTTGATTACGCTTGGGATTGCTCCCGTAGATATATTCACCTGCAGTATCCGGTTTCCCGTCACCGTCCTCGTCTATAATGGGGAGGTTAGGCTTAATGTCTGATTTCTGCACTTGCCGGAGCCATGCCACGGCACGCTCGTACCTATCCTGCCGGAGCTGCAGGTCAGTACCGGCATTGCATAGGTTCACGAAATGCCACACGGCTATGTCCTTTACAAAAATGAGTAGGAGGGCGTTTCTTTGGCTCCCTGTGGCCTCGAAAATCTTTTTGCGGTCATACGCACCAAGATATCCGTATGCTTCCTGCAGGGCAGCGTCTATGGCTGCCGTGAGGATTGTTTCATCCTCCCTGCTGATAGCCTCTATATTCTCTTTATAGAGGTGCGTTTCCAATTCTTTGGGTGTGATAAATGCCATGATTAAAATCTCTTTTTATTGGTTACACGTGCGCCCACGGTGTAGGATCCAGCCGAGAGCGTGCTTATCTTTTGGTTGATGATCCACACGCCACCCTCGATGCAGTCCACGCCGTCAGCGGGTGATTTCATAGCTCGGTTGATGAGCAGGAACTGCTCCTCCAGCCTTTTCATGTGCGGATTATCCTTTTCGTCAATGTTGAGGATGAGTTGTCCTCGCCGGTTGATCGGCTCAAGGTTTCCCTCGATACGGTCAAACTTTTCCGGTTTCTTCCGGGTATCCGGTATGATCCCGATAAATCCGAGTTGTTTTCCTTTCTCGCTAAATAGCGGAACGAACACCTGTTCATAGAAAGGATCCTGCAGCTTGTTATTTTCGATGTAATTATATACCTGCGTTTTTTGCCCCACGTAATCCCGAAGATAATAATACCAGTTCACGTACTCCTCGTTTACCACATGGTCAAGATAACCGGTGTAAACGTAGAATTTACCGTCATAATACCCGATAAGGAAACAGGCTTTGAAAGAGGTGGCCTTGTTCTTTGAGTTGGACGGAGCCGGATCCCCGTAAACAACGGCAAACTGCAGCTTTGAGAGTGGCGGGCATTTGCCCCATACCATTTCTTTGAACGTGTCACCCTCGGAGAGCGGGTTGTTCATGTATTCTTGCTGGAACGCCTTTGTGCTGATTTTGGACTGAATGCGGTTAATGCGTTCCTCCGTGTTCTTTTCCGGCCAGCTGGATTTGCCATCCTTGTCCCGAATGTTCACGATATCCCAATGGTCAGCTTTATCACCGGCACGTTTCACGCAGCAGTCGAGAGCGATCAGGTTTCCGCAGAATATCACCAGCAAATCCTCGCTGATGGATCGGGTTGGAAACAGAGCCTCCTCGAACCATTCCCATTTCTTTTTCAGGATGTCCGGGTTCCTGCAGTCTGCATCCGTATCGAAGTCATCCACGAGAGCCGTGTCCGGACGTACAGCGTCCTTTCTCGTACCACGGGGTGACTCCAGCGCACCGATAGCCCGGAACGTTGCCCCGGTAGTGAGCGTGAATTCGTCCGCCGTCCAGCTCCCGAACTCCCTCAAATCACCATAATATGCCTTTAGCATGGAATTGCTCTCAAAGGCTTTTTTATAAGGTTCCAAAAGCCGGACGGCGTTCTCGTGACTGTTTGAGATGAGTAGCACGTTCTTTTTCTTTCCGGTCAGCACGAGGTACATCATGCACATGAACACGATGGTGGATTTTGCCAGCTCACGTGACCACGATAGAACCTCGTACCATTCCATATTCGTGGTGATGCGTTTGATGGCCTTTTTATGGAATTTGGTAAAGGGGTACTTTGCGAATTCCGAGAAAAAGAAAAGGATCCACTCGATGACGTTCGCCTCCAGCTTTTCCAGCTTCTTTTTTCGTTCCACCGGCGAGAGGTTGTCGGCGGCTTTGTCCCTTTTGAGTGAACGGTGGTATTCAGTCCACTCCTTGTACGCCTGAATATCATCTATTTTACCCATTTCATTTTCTCCTTTATGTACGCATCGAAATAATCACTCAATTCCTTTGCCCTTTCGAGATCCTGCTGCCGGAGCCAATCGAGCAGCCCACGGGACACGTTGTATATATCCCTGATGGAGGCATCCTGCTCCAATGCCTCAAGGTCAGCCGTCAGCTTGCGCCGGATATCGGCCTCCGCCGCTGACGGGAACCGTTTGCCCTCCTCCTTGCTTGCGATGGAACGGTCAAGTTCGTCCAACTGCGTGAGCGTGGAGCTGATGCGTTCCTCCCGTGTCTGCAGGAGATTGAGCTTTAAGCCCTCCCATTCCTTAGCCCATTTGTTCACCGTGACACGGGAAACACCTACCCGGTCTGCAATTTCCTGCTGGGTGATGTTCTCTTTGAGATACATCAATTTCGCCCATTCTTTCCGTTGATTTGCTTTCAATTCTTCCGCCATGACTATATCATTTAATAGCCCAAAGGTAAAGCCTTGTAATGAGTGAAAATAATTGGTTTGTAATGTTTTACGTTTAAACTGTAATGGTTGCAGTTTAATCTGAAACCGTTACAGACCGATTTGTACAGCCCGTTTTTTACCCTGAATTTTGTCACAAAATCAAACGAGCGAAATGGGTAAATTAACCTTTGTATTACACGATGAGTCGGTGAACACCTACGGGTTTAGGATGCTCACCAGCGGAGCCAATTTGGAGGAGTTTAAAAAGAATCCCGTGATGCTTCTGAATCACGATGATTACTCCCTGCCGATTGGCCGGTGGGAAAATATCCGTGTTGAGGGAGGTAAGATTTTAGCCGATGCCGTGTTCGATGAGGGAGATGCCCGTGCCGCAGAGGTAAAGCGTAAAGTTGAGAATGACTTTATCCGTATGGCCTCTATCGGTGCGTGGCCTCCGGAGGAGAAAAGCGATGCCTATGACCTGATGCTCCCCGGACAAACACTCCCTACCGTTACGAGATGGACGGTTCGGGAGGGCAGTGTCGTTACAATCGGAGCCAATCACAATGCGCTGGTATTCTATGACAGAGAGAGCAAACAGATTATCGACCTGAATGATAAGGGTAATCTTATCCGGTTGATAGATCACAGTAATAACCCAAAAAAACAATTAAAAATGAGCGTACTTACAGGAGTATTGAAGCTGCAGGACTCTGCAAGCGAGGCGGAAATCGTAACCGCCATTCAGGGAATCATTGCCAATGCCGACCGCTTGGAAAAAGAAAACAAGACGCTGGCCGCCGCAGTGGATAAAATGAACGAGGCCAAAAAGGAATCCCAAAAGCGGGAGGCGATTTCCCTGACCGATGCGGCCATTAAAGACGGACGCTATGATGCGAAAGGCCGTGAGAACCTGCTGAACCTTTTCGATAAGGATTTCGAGGGAACAAAGGCTATGCTGGCAGCTATCCCGTGCCGTGCAAACGTGGCCGGTCAAATCAACACGGATAAAGGATCCGGTGTAACACTCGGTGATTGGAAAGACAAATCATGGAACGAGCTGGATAAAGCCGGTAAGCTCGTTGAGCTGAAAGATGCCGCTCCGGACTTGTATAAGTCCAAGTTTAAAGAGCGTTTCGGTATCGAACCGAATCTGTAATTATTAACCATTAAAGCAAGAATAGAAATGGCAATTCAGAAAGAAATTTGGATGGCGGCTATCGTGGAGGGTTTATTTGCCTCCAATAGCTTCCTGAGCAAGGCGTTCAACGCCGATGAGTACGTGAACAACGGCAAGATTGTTCACATCCCGAATGCCGGTGCAGCATCCGGAACCAAGAAAAACCGAACCAGCCTCCCGGCTACGGTAACCAAAAGAACGGATATCGATGTGACGTTCCCGCTGGATGAATACACCACGGATCCGGTACTTATCCCTAACGCCGACACGGTGGAACTCAGCTATGACAAACGGGAGTCCGTCCTGCGTCAGGATAAACTCAAACTGAAGGATGATGTGGCACTCGATTTCATTTTCAACTGGAGTCCCGCCGCCGCACAGTGCATTGAAACCACCGGTGCGGAGATTGATGCTTACACAGATAAGTCCACCGGTAAGCGCAAAGGTATCTGCAAGGCAGACGTGTTGGGCTTGATGACCAAGTTCAATAATGATGATATTCCGCAGGAGGGGCGTTATTTGCTGCTGGATGCGCAGATGTACTCCCAACTGTTGAACAGCCTGACGGAGAACGAGAACACGGCGTTCCTCGCTTCCGCCGATGCGCAGAACGGTATCCTCGGTAAGCTGTTCAGCTTTAATATCATGATGCGCAGCAGGGTTGCCCTTTATACTGCGGCCAAAGCTCCCAAAGCGTGGAGTACCGCCGGTGCAGCCACCGATCTCGCCGCCGGGCTTGCATGGCACGAGCAAAGTGTCTGCCGTGCGCTGGGTGAGGTGAAAGCGTTCGAGAACGAGGGTGACGCAACCTATTACGGTGATATTTATTCATTCCTTGTACGTGCCGGTGGCCGTATCATGCGTGAAGATAAAAAGGGTGTAATCGCTTTAGTGCAGGGAACTCCTGTAGCAGGATAGAGTTATGGCAGAATTGAAATATTTGGTAATCCACTGTACCGCCACGCCTCAAGGCCGTAAGGTAACGGGTAACGATATCCGGGCATGGCACACGAACCCGGTGAGTAAGGGTGGGCGTGGCTGGAAGCAGGTGGGATATACCGATATGTTTCACCTTGACGGAACGGTGGAGCGATTGGCCCGGAACAACGAGGACGCACGGGTGGATCCGTGGGAGATTACCAATGGAGCAAAAGGGTACAATTCCATTTCCCGGCACATTGTGTACGTTGGCGGTGTGGCCGCTGACGGCAAGACTCCCAAAGACACCCGTACTCCCGGCCAGCTGAAAGCGTTGGAGGATTACGTGAAAGACTTCCACCGCCGTTTCCCACGGGTGAGAATCATCGGTCATAACGAGATTGCGGCCAAGGCGTGCCCGTCATTTGACGTTCAGGCATGGCTCAGGAAAATAGGCATTAACCAATAACAAAGCAAAGAGATGGACGGTCTGATGGATTTTTTAATGTTCGCCCTGCCGGGTGGTTTTATCGGGAGCATCTTCACATGGTTTGTTGGCCGTAGAAAGCAGAACAATGATATGTTATCCCAGCTTCAGGCGTCCATCAATATGCTCAGTAGTGAGAACCGGAAGATATTGGATGAGAATATCCAACTCCGTAGAGAGAATGCCGACCTGAAAGCGAATCAGGAGGAGATGATCCAAAAGCTCTCCCGTCTTACCAAAGAGGTGGAGAGATTAAGAAAAGTAATCAATAAACAAACAGGAAATGATGAGAAATCCAATCCGAGGGGTAACCCTCGTGCTACTTATAGCCGTGTTCTGCCTGATGGGATGTGCCACGGCGAAATTAACCAAGAGCCAGCAGTCACACACGCTGACGGAACAGACGAAAAGCGGAACCACCACCGGAGTAACCGGAGAGCAGTCAGACGTGACGGCTCAGAGGACGGGGGAACTACTGCAGGGACAGACGATAACCGCCCTGACACGGGAGGGGATTCCGGAGTCGGAGGCGAAAGTGGATGTTCCGATACAGAACCTCCTTAACCTGCCGGATGGTGCTGGCTACACGACCAAAGACGGTCAGGCATCGGTAAGCGTGCAAAGGCATGGCGATAATATCACGGTTAAGGGTAAATGTGACTCTATCGCCCGGCAATGCCTTTTTTACGAGCGTGAGGTGTTCCGACAGCGCAACGAGGTGGATAGCTTAAAACGGGTTATTTCCCGGATGGAACAGACGAGCAGCCGGAGTGATGAAACCTACAAGGCGGAGAGCGATGCCGCTGAAAGTATCAAGGAAAAACCTCCCGCTACATGGTATAAATGGCTTTTAGCCGGATTCGTGGGTGGTTTGCTGCTTACCTCTCCACTAAAGAAACTAAAGAATAGAATATTAACCTTTTTAAAATAGAGAACGATGTCAAAAGTATATGTGAATGATGGATACATGATGCTCCTTGATGCCATTTATTTCAATGGTAAAAAGATCGGCAATGTTTCTGATGACGGTATCGATTGGGGCGGTGATGCCGCTGAATATATCAAGCTCTTTGCCGCACAGGTTCGTAATGCCCCGGTCAAGAAAATAAAGAAAAAGGATGCTACCAATCTGCTAAAGTTTACCCTGATTGAACTTGTTCCTCAGAACTGTAAGGACGTGATGGGCGGAACGGTGGACGGTACAAAATGGGAGGCTCCCTCGGAATCCGTTTCATTGGAGGGTACATTGAAAATCCTCTGCGGAACCGGTCAGACTATCGAGGTGAAACGCATGACGCTGGACGGTGTGGTACGTGGCAAGATTGGCGGTGATGATCCGCTGGGTATCGAATGTGAAATGGAAATGTTGAACCCGCTGGATGGAGGTTCTCCTTTCAGCTTTGATGACACGGTTCCATTTATTTCCATAACGCCCACCTCTTTGTCATTCGCCAAAGGTGGAGAAAGCAAGACGGTGGATATTGAAGCCTCCGGAGCGTTTTCCGTTGGAAAGGTTCCCGCCGGTTTCAGCCTTGAGATTGTAAACGGCAGGATTACCATCACGGCGGATGCCAATACCGGGGCTGCGAGAAACGGATCGGTAGAGTTTATCCTTGCGGCTGATAATACCAAAAAGGCCACCCTCACGTTGAGTCAGGCGGCTGGTAATGCGTAACCCATGAAAAAGAACGTGGAAATAGAGGCAGCGGAGGCTTTGCTTGATGTAGGGGTTTCCCTGCCTTTTTTGCAGTTTAAGATGCCATTCAGAAAGAAACCGGTATCGATCAGGGTAACCATGAAACGTCCCTGCTTGGGGAGTCAGATCCGGATCGCAAGGCTATACCTGCAGTTGGGTATCACATACGAGGAGATGGAGCAGTTCAACAAGCATGAGGAGATGGCGTTCCTTGCCATTCATGGCAAACGTGTTTCCAAGATGGTATCCCTGACCATCTGCCGTGGGGCGGTTTCCGGTCTATTGTTTTCCGGTATTGTCGCATGGCTCTTGAGATGGTTTGTTCCTGACAAGTACCTGCAGGGTGCTAACCAGCGTTTTGTCACTTTGCTTGGTACAAAGTCTTTTATGCGTATTATCGAATCGGTTCAGATATCCAATCCACTGAAACCGAGAGAGAGCCAAAAAAGAAAGGGGAGTTAAGAACGAAATATGTCGGATCCCATAGCCCCTTTGGTATAGTGTGGCAGATAGCTGCGGCCACCGGCTGGAGTGTAAAATACATTCTTTGGGGTGTCAATTACCAAACCCTCCGGATGATGCTTGCCGATGCGCCACATTACGAGAAAGAGAATGATAACAACCGAACCGGAAGCAAAGGCGGTAAAGGGAAACCTAAAAGCCTTTCCGGATTTTTCCAATCACGATTGAAAGAACAATGAAACCCGTTGAGATAGAATTCATAATGAGAGACAAGCTCTCTCCCGGCATTGACAAGGCGGGCAAGTCCGCCGAAACGCTGGGAGATAAGGCCGAGCAGGTGTCTAAAAGCATCACAGACCGTATTGCCGCCCAAAAAGAGCAGATCAAGTATGTTGAATCCTGTCTCAAGGATTTAAAGAAGCAATACGACAACCTTGCACCCGGAAAGGCGCAGCTGGAGATGCGTGCGGAGATAGATGCCTGTACCAAAGCCCTGCAGGAGGACAAGAACATTCTCTCCTCCCTTGAGGCGGAGCATGACAAGGCATCCGTTTCCACCAAACGGCTTTCCATGCAGCTCCGGGAGATGCAGGATGCGATGGCTCGCCTACGTTTGGAGGGCAAACAGAACACCAAAGAGTATGCGGAGATGGCCGATAAAGCCGCTGTATTAGCCGATACCATCGGTGATCTGCGTACCCAAACGAATATTCTCGCCAATGATGATGCAGCCTTGCAGGGAGTGATGAGCGGTGTGAACGGCTTGTCCGGTCTGTTCACGACCGCCACCGGTGTCATGGGGATTTTCGCCTCGGAAAACGAGGATCTGATAAAGATACAAACCCGTGTGCAGAGCGTCATGGCCGTCACTATGGGGCTGCAGCAAGTCATGAATACCCTGAACAAGGATTCCGCTTTTCGGCTGGTTACCGTTGTCAAGATGAAAAAGCTGCTGACGGCGGCCAATACAAAGCTGGCCGTTTCGTTGGGTATCTCCAATGCGGCGGCCACCGCTTTGATGGCCACGCTGACATTAGGGCTTTCCGCCGTAATAACGGGGCTTATCGTCCTTTGGGATAAATACAGCGATGCGCAGGAGAAAGCGGCGGAAAAGGCGAAAGAACGGGTAAAAATAGAGAGTGACGGGCGTGCCCAAATGATTAAAACCCGTTTCGAGATAGAAAATACGACAAAGAGCCTGAAAGACTTTACCGGCAGTAAGGAACAGGAAAAGGCTAAAGTCGAGGAGTTGAACCGGAAATACGGCGAGAGCTTCGGATATTACAATACCGTTGCCGAGTGGTACGATGTGCTGATCCAAAAGAGTGATGACTATATCCAAATGCTTTTCCTGCAAGCGAAAGCCCAAAGCCTCGTGAACAAAGCCGTGGAAGCGGACGAAAAGGTGAACGAGGTAAAAGTCACGCCCGAATCTGATGTCGAGGGTTCAATGGGGTGGTTTTCTAAAATGGGGCTGCGTATGGCTCAGGCTGAATCCTATGGCCAATTCGATGCCGAGGCTTTGATTGAAAAGCATAATAAAGAGGCAAAGGCCGCAGCTATAAAAGCTGCAGAGGAACAGCGGGATGCTTATTTGGATGAGGCAAAGAAGCTGCAGGAAGAATATGCAGAGCTGGGTAAAAAGTCCGGTATCGGTGGTTTCGTGGATCCGAATAAAAATAACAAGGATCCGAAACAGCCCGCTAAAATTGTGAATAACCTTGCCGAGCTGGAACTAAAAGCCCGTCAAAAGATAGAGGATCAGCGTATCGCCCTGACGAAAGAGGGATACGAGAGGGAGCGTGCGGAGGCCTTGCTTAATTTCGAGAGAGAAAAAGACCGTATCACGGGTGAGGAACAGCAGCGCATTGAACTGTACAATAAGCTGAAAGCCGCCGGGGAAAAGGTTACTCCTGAACAACTTGCCAATATATCCGCTCAGGCGGCCACGCAACGCATACAAGCGGCGCAGATATATGATGCCACCGTTGCAGATATTGATAGCAGGGAAAACAGGGATGCCACCGAGAAGAAAAAGAAACAGCAGGAAACCCTGCAAGAACTCCTGAGCAAATATCGTGATTTCGAGGCGCAAAGAGCCGCCATAAAGAAACAGGGTGATGATGATATCGCCCAGCTGGAATCCCAGCGTACAGCGGAAAATTCCGATGAGATTGACCGTGCGATAGCGGTTGCAAAGGAACAAGTAACGAAAGGCATCCAATCCATTAATGATGCCGAGGCCGAGGAGGCATCCAAAGATAACGATTTTTTAAAGAAATTATTCGGGGACTATTCTTCCATGTCCTTTGATTCGCTGCAAAAACTTATTTCGCAGGCCAAACAGCTCCGGGCGTATCTTTCCGGTAACGGGGATACGAAAGGCATCACGTTTATTTCGCCTGAGCAATTAAAGAATATAGAGAAAAGCCCGGAAAAACTTGAAAAGTTAAAGAAAGCACTTGACAAATTGCTCGATTCCGACAAAGGCGGCAATAACAAGTGGGAAAGCATTTTCAAGACATTCGAGAAAGGCTTTGCCGAACTAAAGGGAGCCAAAGGAGCCAAAGAACTATCCGGAGCTATCGGCACGATTGGCGGTGCTGCATCAGATGCGGCTGGCGAGCTTGCTAATATGTTCGACCAAATGGGTGACACTCAGACGGCGGATGCCCTGAGTGGAATGCAGCAGGTCATGGGTGCGGTTTCCAACATCGGGCAAGGATTTGCAAAAGGCGGTTTGATCGGCGGTATAGGTGCGGCCATCGGCGAGGCTGCCAATTTTATCACCTCGGCTTTTGCGGCGGAAGCCCGTCACAAAGAGGCTTTAAAAGAGATTGAAAAGGCAAAGCTCGATTTTCAGCGGCAATACAATCTCCTTTTGCTGGAGCAGAATCTTTTGCTGGAAAAGGCTGAGAATATATTCGGGGAACGTCAGGTGGCAAAGGCCGCCAATGCGATAGAGGTTTACCGGGATGCCCTCTCCCAATTTAAGGACGAGCTTTCCGGAGAAGCCCCGACCATGAGCTGGATGGAACGCATGACGGGAGATTTTGCCGGAACTTACCGCAAACGGTTGGAAAATTATCAGAAAGGTTTCGGCGGTCTGAACGATGCCCAGATCGTAACCGGCCACAAGAAAACCGGTCTGTTCGGTTGGGGAAAGGGTAAAGACGTTTATAGCGGCATTCTCGATGTTTACCCGGAGCTGATCAAGGCCAACGGTGAGCTGGATACGGAAATGCTCCAAGTGATCCTCGATACCCGTAAGATGAGTGATGAAACCCGGAACTACCTCGAGAACCTGATCGACCTGAAAGATGCGATGGACGAGGCAGAGCAGGCTTTGGAGGATTACCTGCAGGAAACATTCGGGAGCCTCGGCCCGGGTATGCTGGACTCCATCACCTCCGCCATCAAAGGGGGCGGTACGGCTTTGGAGAACTTTGCGGATCAGGCAGTATCCGTGTTTGAGGATCTCGGTGAGCAGATCGCATACTCCTTGTTTTTCGCTGATAAATTTGATGACCTGCAGAAGCAGCTCAAAGAGGTTTACGGCAGTGGTAAAAGCGAGGAACAGATTGCTAATGATGCCATGCGGCTCGTGGATGACTTTTACAATAATATCGGCAGTAACGTGGATGCTGCGCAGTCATGGATGGAATCGTGGAAAGATAAAGCGGCGGCTATGGGGTTCGACCTTTGGAAAGAGGATACCACGACTCAGAGCGGTAAAGCCGGGGCGTTTCAATCCCTTTCTCAGGATCAGGGTACAAAGCTGGAGGGGTTGATGACCTCCCTGCAGATGCACGATGCCTCCATCGATGAGAACGTGGAGAATATCTCCGAGGGACTCGGCGGGGCTATTGATACCATCAACAAGATAAAAGAGAATACCGACAGTCTGCCGAAAATATATGATGAGATCGTGGAAATAAAGCGTGACGGTTTAAAAATGAAATGATATGGATGTATTGAAAGGCTTATTATTGATTAATGATGTGGATATATTCACGGATTACGGGGCTTTCCTCGTGGAGGAAAAGCCCGGTGAGAACAAGAACTACTCCTCACTTTTGAAACCACCTGCAACCAAAACGCACACGGCTGTATCATTCAGGGAACAGGATGGCGAGAAACTGCCTGAAACACTTGTTCCGGCTTGGGAGGCTCGTGACGTGACACTCCATTTTGCGATCATGGCATCAGACCGGCGGCAATTCCTTATCCGTTATTCCGCTTTCTTGGCTTTTTTAAAGGCCGGGAATAAAGGGTGGCTAAATTTATACCTGCAGGAGCTTGACCGTTCATTCCGGCTGTATTACAAGGAATGCACGGACTACAGCCAGCTGACCGATTTCGGTGGCGAGGTTGCCGCAAAATTCAGCGTGAAATTCAGGGAACCGGCTCCGGTGTTATAGGCTATTCAAATAAATTCAAACGGCGTTCAAATGGAACTTAAAATATACAATCAGCAAGGCGTTTTAAAAGCCACCGTGTCACCCTCGGACTCGGATCGTCATGTTAAGGAGGTGATGAATGACAATGTACTGAATTTGTCATTCACGCTTTACGAGTATGTCGGGCTGGGCGTGAACGATTACGTGGACTTTGACGGGGAGCGTTTCACGTTATTGGAGGATTATAAACCTGAGCAGAATTCCACCGTGGAATACGTGTATAACTGCAAATTTTACGGGATCGAGAGTGAACTTAAAAAGGCGAAAGTCCTCAAGCTGGTAGATAACGAGAATGAGTTGTCTTTCTCTTATGATGCCACCGCTGCGGAACATCTCCAGCTTATATGCGACAATATCAACCGGATCAAGGGTGGTAATGCTTGGGTTATCGGGGAGGTTGTTTCCACGGGTAACGTGAACATAGAATACGATAATATATTTTGTTTTGACGCTCTTTCCGAGATAGCCAAGAACTTCGACACGGAGTGGTGGATCGAGGGTTCGACCATCAACCTGAGCCGGTGCGAGCATGGCACTGCCGTTCCTTTGGGATATGGGAAAGGATTGAAAAAACTCACCCGTGTGGCAAATGATACGGTTCCGTTTTTTACCCGTCTTTACCCGCTTGGCAGCACCCGTAATATCGTGCAGTCTGATTACGGTTATAAGCGTCTGCAGTTACCCGGTGGCGTGCGCTATGTAGAAAAGAATACCTACCTCGGTATCGTGGAGCAATCTGAGGAAAACTTCTTTTCCAATATTTATCCAAGACGTACCGGTAAAGTATCTACGGTTAGAAGCATGGAGGCCACTGGTGAGGACGGCAATAAATTCACGATATATTACTTTACGGACTCCTCTCTCGATTTCGATCCGAATGATTATGAGATTGAGGGGCTTGTCAAGAATGTGGTGTTTCAAAGCGGAGAGCTGAACGGGCGTGATTTTGAGTTGAATTTTAATTCCAAAACGAAAGAGTTTGAAATCGTAACGCAATTCCCTTACGAGAACCAGCAGCTGCCGAGCGGTTTGTTGATCCCGAAACCGGGTGATGAATATATCCTGTATAACATCCGGATGCCTAAAGAATATTATCCGCTGGCCGAGCAGGAATTTGCAGAAGCTGTGGCCAAATACATGGATAAAATCAGTATTGATACTTCCGTGTACAAGGCTCCCACTGATTATGTCTATTTGGAAGAAAACCGGATATCCTTGCAAATCGGTAGGCGTGTTCTTTTGGAAAATGAGATCTATTTTCCGGCAGGGGCGCACGAGAGCCGTATCACGAAAATCTCCCGGAAATTGAATAATCCCTTCGAGGCGGATATTGAATGCACGTATGCGGTTGATTACGGGCGTATCAGCCAAATAGAGAACAATATCGTGGATATACAGGCCGCTTACAAGGAGCAGCTGAACAAGGAGGTGCTGGCTGTTTTAAAGAGCTGGGACAGCATTGATCCTACTGAATACAATGTCCTTTCCGCCGTCCGGACTATCAAAGCGATAGCGAATTCGATCAGCAGGCTGGAAAAGGAAATTTCCGATAAATTCCTGCGGAAAGATATTCCTGACGAGGCGGGTGAACTTGAAACCTTTTTAAAGGGGATCAGCGTGATCGGCACGGCATTGGTTGAAAAGCTCACGGTCGATAAAAACGCATTCTTTAAAGATACCCTCTCCTCCGAGAACTTCATCTCCGGTTTTCCGGGCGGATCCGGCTGGGCTTTGTTCTGGAAAGAGGTCATTAACTCCGCCGGTGTAACGGAGAAAAAAGCGGTCATGGAGCTTGATGACATGACCATCCGTGGCGTGATGAGAGTTTACGAGTTCGTGATCTCCCAGCTCGTGGGTGAGAACGGAACCCGTATCACCTCCGACATGATGCGTGTTCATTCTATCAACCCGGCCACAAAAACGATATATCTCGACACTGAGAAAGGTGTCCTTTATAATCCTTTCCGTGCCGGTGATATCGTGATGGTGCAACAATTTTCCGTGAATGGCCACGGTGGAAAACAATACGAGTTTGAGGTGGTGGATGCCAAGGTCGGGGCATTGGCTGATGGAGAGAACCGGATGGATAGTGTCACCTATAAAAATTTTGTCGGTGACGTGGGCAGCGTGGCCGCCCGTGACGTGCTTACCCGTGTGGACTCTTTGACGAACTCAGACAGAAAAGGTATCCTAAAGCAAACCAGCGTGGAGGAGGGCAGCCCTTACCTCGATGTCCTGTACGGGATGAAAACGGATCCTGACAATGCCGTCCGTACCCGTTTGGGACGTTTGGCTGGAATCATCACTTATTGCTGGGGACAGTTAAAAGGTTACGGGCTGTATTCGGAGAACGCTTACCTGACCGGTGATTTTCGCCTGCGTACGGGAGAGGATGTCCGGACGAAATTTGAAATCGTTGAGGGGATGTTGCAGAGTGCCATGCAGGGGGTTATCAACACGATGACCGAAAAGGACAATTACCTGACGAACGCCACCTTTCAGGATGACCTGACCGGCTGGATCCGGGAGAATGATATCAGCATCTATGACGTGAACGGGCAGCTGCTTGATTTGGGTATAAACTTTTATTCCGAAAAGAACAAGGTTTCGGACGTGGTTTCTTTTGACGGGCGTTTCATGCTCCGTGTTAAACGTAGTTATATAAAGCAGTTGAATAAAGATATAACCAAACCTGAAAAAGGGAGTATCCTTTATTTGACTATAAAATACCATTGTGATGCCGGTGGAACCCTGACTGCCGGTTTCAGCGGATCCGCTCCTTATGTTTCAAAAGCTATCGAGGCAGCCGATGGATTTCAGGTGTTGGAGGTATCGGGAGAATGGAGCGGATCCGGTGATTTCCTTTTGCAGTTTACCGGTGATATTTATGTCGAGCGGCTCACTTTGACCAACCACCCGCTGGAGGATTATCAAAAGGTTGTAAGCACGAAATTTGAGCAAACGGCTGAACATATCTCTGCGGTGGCCGAGGCGGTGGATAAAATTGATAACACGATAAAGACAGCAGGCTGGATAACTACTGCGGACGGCAATAAGTTATGGGCTACAATTTCAACGGTGGATGGCTTGGGTAACCGCCTGACCACCCATGAGGGCAGCTTCCACGTGACGGCGGATCAAATCAATGCCATCGTGAGTCGTATCGATAAGGCGGAGGATGAACTGGGAATTATTGACAACACGATAAAGACTGCAGGCTGGATTACCACTGCGGACGGCAACAAGTTATGGGCGACCATTGACAGGGTGGACGTATTGGGTAACCGCCTGACCACCCATGAGAGCAGCTTTCACGTGACGGCGCAGCAGATCAACGCCATCGTGAGCCGTGTGGACACGATAGACGGAACCATCAGCAGGGCCGGGTGGATTACCTCTGCTGACGGTAACAGGTTATGGGCAAGCAAGTCGTTGGAGAATGGCGGTACAATCGTATCCTTTATCAACCAATCGGCTGAGGACGTGGCAATAAATGCGGAACATATCAGGCTGGAGGGGCTCGTTACCGCCAATGAATATTTTAAGGTGTTGGAGGATGGTTCGATTGAAGCGAATGCGGGTACGTTTTCCGGATATTTAAAGACTAATTTTCATTTAGTGGAATCGAGCGATGCCATATACACGACTGATTCCGCACGAAAAGAATACGGATACAAGATCAACAAGGAATTAAGTTTGAAGGTTGATATGAAAGGAGCAACTAATGGAGCCGATATCATATTGTCAAATGATGTAAAGTATATTGGATCACGAGTGATCTTGTATAACGGATGTCATCCTCCTTACACGAGAACGGTGGGTTCTATCCGTTACAGTTCCGTGCGCATTGATGATGGAAGTCAGATTCGTGGAACCAACTCGGGTTTGGGCGAAGATGGTTTGTTGTCGTATAGCGATCCTTATAAGATAGAATGGATAAGCGGAATAATCGAACTTATTGGCACGCCGGAACATAATGGCAGAGAAATGGCCGGTCTGATATCGTGGAGAGGGGAACTCGTACAACCGCCAATAAACCCTCAAAGTGGTTGGCTCTATTATAACGAGAAAGAAAACCGGAATTACTTGTATTGGTATGGCGAATGGGTAGAATTTCCTGTTTATGGTGACGAATCCGAAGATTTACGCATAACGTGGCTGGGAATGTTATCATCGCCACCAAAGGATCCGAAAAAAAATTCGATATACATGACCACGTGGAAGTATCTTTATATATACACCGGGGAACATATGGAGGAGATCACCTATGGTTTTGATTTCCTAAATAAATGTGGGTGGTGTGTTTTGGGATTTAACTCTCTCAGTTATAAATATTACAAATGACGATATGAAAAAAGTGAACTTTAAAAAATTTGAGGCTTATACCGGAATTTCCAGGCAAAAGAAAATTACCGGTGACGCACGTAAGGATTTTGCTGATTTGATATACCAGCATACGATCGGGATAGAAGCCCACGCCCTTGCTTTTAAGATCTATAATAGTGAAGAACCGGTTGCGATCACGGGAAAAGAGGAACAGCTTATCGTGAGGGTTGCAAATGAATGGTGTACTCCCATGTTTATAGATGGTTTAATAGAACAGTTAAGAACGGAGGTCTGATATGGAAAACTTGACAGAATCCCAAATACAGGCGATAGCCGCCCGTGTCCGGAACATACTGCGAGCCGAATCCAAAGGCGTGGGTGATCTACCGGTGGCCACCTCGTTGGACGGGCTTCTCTCGCTTCCGGCCTTGCGCTTTAACGGTGGCGTGCCGGAAGTAGTAGAGGCTCCTATCTCCAAATTGCAGGATGTGGCATTGGATGCGGTCAGCGGGGCAACGAAAGCCGCCAATGAAGCCGCAGCAAAAGCCAACACGTCTGCAGGTAATGCGGATAAGGCAACCACAGCGGCCAATAATGCTGCCAAAAGTGCCAATGATGCCGCCGGTACTGCTGGAGCAGCTACCGAAGCGGCAAAGAAAGCCACGGAATCGGCCAACGGAGCTGCCTCCAATGCCACAAATGCCGCCACGAAAGCGTCCTCCGCAGCTGATACGGCGAATAAGGAGGCCAGCTCTGTAAATGCGGCCAAATCGGAAGCCCTTGCCGCTGCCGCCCGTGCGAGTAGTACGGCCACCACAGCAGAGGCCGAAATCGAGAAGATGAAGCAGCTGCAGGAATCCATATCGGGTGCAGCTTCATTGGCTCCTACGAGGATGGAACTGACCTACACGAAACGCATCACCCAGCGTAATCCTTACGTTCAGCGTATCGTTGCCAAGATGTTCCCCTCGTACTCCCTGCAGAATGTTTTGTTCTTGGGTGATGACGTGGCCGTGAGCGTGGATCCCGCCGGTGTTGTAACCCCGTTGAAAATCGGAACGAGCCGGATTCACGTGATCCCGACACAGGCCACCCACTTGTACAAGACCATAAACGTGACGGTTCAGGCTCCGTCCGTCCGCCTTACCGGAGGCGGTAAAATCCGGATTGACAGTAAAGGCAGAATACGTTTAACTTAAAAACTTGATAAATATGACAAGCGATCAGGAAACCCGTGTGTTAGCGATGCTTTCGGCTTTTGAAGCCGGAAAGAAGATTAGCGAACTCGATACTGCCTCCGGCAGCGTGAGCGATATGCGCATCGAGGTGCTGGACACGGACGGAGAGTCCAAAGTTATGAATTTGTCCGAGGCGGTTACCACCGCCGCAAACGCCGTTTGTGGACGTTATTGGAATGAATCGAATTCCACGTACCGGGCTGCCGGTTATCACGGCAGCCTCGATATGCTCCGCAAGCTGCCAGAGCTGTTGGGACTTGGTTGTTACCTCGTTCAGGATGACCGTACCCGGCGCAAGCTGGATCCCACGAACCACTACCGTTTCGAGGACGGTACACCGGCGAAGCTGGACGGCACGATGGGACAGTATATGTGGTGTTGGAATATTGGTTTTTATTTTGCCGAGTGGAAAGTGGGTAATTTGAAATATTATGCCGTTTCCCTTTCTCCCATCAAAGGCAAACAATGCGTGTATATTCCCGCCGGTGGCCTTTCCGCCCTCGGTGGTGGCGTGATGGACAGGACGAACAATATCCTTTGTTCGGTTGTGAGTGATGCCGCCCAATATCGTGGTGGAAACAATGATGCAAGCCGGGACGGGACTTACCGCACGCAGTTGGGGATGGTTGCAACCAATATGCAGTACCGTAATTTTTCAACTTATGCCCGCAAGCGTGGCGAGGGTTGGGATGCCAACTGGTACGTGGCTCAGGCGGTGGTTGAAATTCTTTTCATGATCATATTCGGAACCCGCAATATGCAGGAGGCCGTGATTGCTGAAAAGGACAGCAACGGTTTGTATCAGGGTGGCCTCGGATCCGGAACCACCAATATGCCGAATTGGGATCAGTGGGGTTATTACCCGGTTGTTCCGACCTCTGCCGGTATCGAGCTGGGTGACGGTTGCGGTGAAACCACGTTTAACGTGCTAAAGGAGGACGGCTCGTTGCATTATGCAGCAAAGGTTCCGGTGTTCTTCGGCCTGAAACATCCTTTCGGTCATATTTGGAAGATTGTCCGGGGGCTTATCGATAACGTGGGTGATGAGAAATCTGAGGTCTATGTTGCCCCGTCCCTTTATGCCGGTTATGATGACAATTCGATTTCCGGCCTTATCAAGGTTTGCGAGGTTCCGAGAACCAGCGGTTATATCAAACAGAAAAGTTACTACTTGCTTTGCGCCATGCCGACCGAAATCGGAGCGACCGCCTCGACTTATTTCTGTGACTATTTTTGGGAGAATTCAGCATCATCCAAAGGGCTTCGTGTCCGCCTCTCCGGTGCTAACGCTAACAATGGCACGAGTGCGGGGGGCGTTTGCTACGAATACGGACAATGCGGCCTCGTAT